AGCAGGCGGCCTTAGCGCTCACTTTGCAGAATGTGACTGGCGCTGGCGCTGCACAAACCGCGCAGGTAGAAAAGCAGATCAGCGCAATGTCTCGAGCGTCTGGTGTTGCTGACACCGAATACCGAAAAGCATTAGAAGCCCTTGTGCGCGGTACCAAAGATGTTGGCATTGCCATGAACGACATGAACCTCGTTATGGACATCAGCACCGCAACAGGCATGGATTCTGCCAGCGTCGCTGACGCGCTTGCGAAGGCTTATCAGGGCAACTTTAAGGCGCTCCGATCATTAAGCCCAGAGATGTCAACCATGATCAAAGAAGGCGCCAGCCTAAACGAAGTCATGGACGTGCTTGGCGGAACCTTTGGCGGAGCAACCGCAACTAGCGCTGAGACCGCTGCCGGCAAGATGAAGATTCTCAAGAACTCAATTGGTGAAACTAAAGAGTCAATTGGCGCTGCCCTGTTGCCTGTGCTTGAGGCCGTGCTACCTGTGCTTAACAAGTTTGCTGCATGGGCTCAAGATAACCCGCAAGCATTCTTGGCTATTGCTGCCGCTATCGGTTTGGTCGCCGCTGCGATTGTGGCCACAAACATTGCAATGGCACTCAACCCGTTTGCCCTAATCGCTGCAGGCGTTGCGTTGCTGGTCGCTGCGCTGGTCGTTGCTTACAACAAGTTTGATTGGTTTAAGACTGGGGTCAACGCAATTATTAACGGCATTCTTGGCGCATTCGAGTCTGTGGTTAACGGTGCGATCATGATGGTCAACGGCATTATTCGCGCGTACAACGCAATTCCAATTGCTCCAGACATCAACACCATTGCCCACGTCAACTTGCCAAGCATTGGTGGCAACTCGGCTACACAAGCAGCATCGCGCATGAACCTACCGCGCATGGCAGAAGGCGGAATTGTCAGCTCCCCTACTCTTGCCCTGATTGGCGAGGCAGGCCCAGAAGCCGTTGTGCCGTTAGACCGCATGAATACTGGCGGGGGAGTGACCGTCAACGTCACGGGCGGACTCTCGACTAGCGCCGAAATTGGTCAAGCAGTTGTTAACGCGTTGCGCGCCTACTCTCGGAGTGCAGGGCCGTTGGCTCTGAACATTGCCTGATGCCTGGCACAGCTGTTGTTGATTCAGGTAACTATGACCTGCAGATTGCGACAGGATTTATTCAGGACGGGTTCACTCTTGATGACCCGATAAAAGGTATTTTGGCTGGTTACACGACCACCACAACACGCACAAACCTTGTCACCAACCCAAACTTTGAAACCAATGTTTTATTGACAGAAAACACGTCTCCTGCTGGGTCGTCTATTGCAAGATCAACAGCACAGTTTTATGTTGGTACGGCAAGTTGTGCAGGCTCTACAGGTGCAACAGCAGGTAACTTAATTTTTGGAACAAGTGCATCCGCTAATCGTTTAACTGTTGTTGGCAGCACAATTTATATTGCATCATTGGCTGTAAAAAGTGCTGCCGTAGCAAGAACTGCTCGTATCAGAATTATTTTTTATAATGCTGCGGGTTTAGCAATCCAAACAAGCAACGGAACTGATTCTGCAACTAGCACCACGGCATGGCAAATAAGGTCTGTGTCTGCAACGGCTCCAGCATTAGCGGTAACAGCCATAGTGCAATTGGTCATTTTGAGTGCAGGAACAACTGAGACACATTACCTTGATGCAATTATGCTGGAAACAGGCTCTACCCTGCTTCCGTATTTTGATGGTACTTATGCTGACACCTACACGGGCTACACGCTCACAGAGCAGGCTTGGAACGGCACAGCAAACGCATCAACCAGCACAGCAATATGGGGACTAACCAGCAGTTACATACCGAGTGATTATGTGCTTGACGGCACCACCGAGTTTGCCAGCGTTATGGACTCGGTAACAACAATTACGGTTAAGCGCGGCAGACGCGACATTGGTGACACGTTTAGCGCTGGCACCATGACATTCACCATTCAAGACGTGGATGGGGTGTTCAACCCGTTTGACGAGAACAGCCCGTATTACGACACCGCAGAATCTAAGCCTGGTCTTGCTCCGATGCGTCAGGTCAAACTAATTCGATACAGCTCTACCGATGTTCCAGAGTTGTTGATGTCCGCTTATGTGGTCAATTATGATTACAACTTTGGGCTCGGAAGTTTGGACACGGTTACCGTCTATTGCGCTGACCAGTTCTATCTACTAGCCCAAACCTATTTGGATGAACTAAACGTCACCGCCGAAACATCAGGTGAGCGCATTGAAACTGTGCTTAATCTTCCAGAAGTTGACTTCCCAGCGTTGGCGCGCAACATTTCCACAGGCACCGTCAACCTAGGACACGCCGCCGCATACACCGTGCCTGCCGGCACAAACGTGCTGCAATACATTGCCCAGATCAACGACACCGCCGAGTTCGGGCGTCTGTTTATGTCTCGTGAAGGTGTGCTTACTTTCCAAGATCGCATCGGCAATACCCTTTCGGCATCGGTCGCTGACTTTCACGATGATGGAACTAATTACAAATACAACGGCGTAGGCATCTCGTTTGAAGCTGACGCTGTAGTCAACCGCGCAGTCGTAACAGGCTTAAACGGCAACACGGCAACCGCATCAAATCTCGCATCTATTGCCCAATATTTTATTCAAACCGACAGCATCACCAACAGCCTGCTCCACGAACAGGGGTCTATTGACACCGCAGCTGCCTACCTGCTTAACGCTCAACCAGAAGCCAGATACACGTCGGTAGAAACCAAGTTCCTGATGCTGACCACAGCTCAAAAGGACACGCTTGCGACCGTTGACATTGGCGACACGATCACCGTGGAAAAGACATTTCCTAGCGGTGCCGGCACGACCGAGTTGGCCCAAGAGCTGTCGGTGGAAGGCATTGAGCATTATCTGGATTTCAGCACGGGCCACAGGGTACTTTACTCAACTGCACCTACCACAATCGTGTACGAGTTGATACTTGACGACGCCGTGTATGGCACACTCGACGCAGAGAATGTTTTAGGATAGGAGCACTTATGGCAACCCCAACCACACTCCCAGCAACCTTTACCGCCGGGCAGGTTTTAACCGCATCGCAAATGAACGATTTGCGTGGCGCGTTTAGAATTTTGCAGGTTGTAGAAACATTTAAGGCCGACGCTTTTACATTTTCATCAGCAACATTTGTTGACGTGACTGGGTTATCGGCAACAATTACACCATCAAGCACATCTAGCAAAATTTTGTGTGTTGGACAAATTAACAGCGGAACAGCAAACTCCGAATATGTGATCGGTCAATTGGTTCGAGGCTCAACTGTGGTTGGTTCTGGAACTAGCGGAACAACATACAACGGCCTTGTATTTAACTCTGCGTCAGACAGTTCACGTATTTGGACTTTGCCGTTCATGTTTCTTGACAGTCCTTCAACAACATCTGCAACAACGTACAAAATACAGGTACGAGGTTTAGCTGCTGTCACGCAATCAATCAACCGCCGAACATTAGACACAGCTTTTGGCGGTTCATCTAACATTATTTTGATGGAGATTTCAGCATGATTGATTACGCCGCAATTTTAAGCGCAAAATACCCTGGCACTATTTGGACATTAGACGGCGAAGAATACGCTGGTTTGACATGGCTTGACCCATCGCCGAAACCATCTCAAAGCGAATTAGACGCGCTTTGGCCACAAGTTGACTACGAAGCCCAATATGAATTGGTCAGCAACTCACGCCACAAGGAATACATCAAAACAAGCGACCCAATCTTTTTTGAGTGGCAGCGTGGAACAAAAACGCAAGCCGATTGGGATGCAGCAGTACAAGTAATTAAAGACGCAAACCCGTATCCGCCAGCACCAACTAAGAAAAAGTAGTGCGTTGGCGTTACCTCATCGGCTGTGGCGCGCTCATTGCGGTCGTCGTCTGGGGATGTTCTGGCTGTTCTGATCGGGAACGTATGAACTGCATCCGAACCAAAAACAAGGCAATCACGTTGACAACCGAAATCCAAGTTGGGGGCGGTCGCTGTGGCTAGATACACCAATGACGAAATCAAAGCTCGACTCATCCTTGTCGTCGGTATTGGCTTGACATGCGCTTTT